GTTTGGACTCCAGTACGGTGATTTACTTGGTGGAATTTCTCTTCCCAAAAAATACAAAAACAGAGTTAATTGCTTTGTCAAATCTGAAGTTTATGAAAAATACAAACAAGCACGTGGAATATTTTCACGTCCCGATCTTTTCAAGGTCGTGGTTGGTCCAATTTTTCAAGCAATTTCAGATCACGTGTTTCATGCAACAACTGCAGACAATGGTGGAATGAATCCATTTATCAAAACAGTACCAGTGAGAGATCGACCGGCGGAGATCTTGAAACTGCTACTACGCGCGAATGCGGATTACATTGTCACTGACTACAGTAGCTATGAAGCACACTTCACAGTCGAATTAATGAATTTGATTGAAATGCGTTTATATCATTACATGACTAAATTGCTACCTATACATGATAACTTTATGAAGTTATTACACGATAGTATACAAGGAGAAAACATTATGAAATTCGGTAGGCGATTAACTGCAAAGTTGATTGCCAAACGGATGTCAGGTGAAATGAACACATCACTCGGAAATGGCTTTTCTAATTACATGATGCTAAAGTGGCTCACATGGCGTAGAGACCCTTTAGCTGTAGTTAGAGCAGTCATTGAAGGTGATGATGGACTATTCACTGTTTTCCCTAAGGAAGCAACGCCAACAACAAAAGACTTCACAGACGTGGGAGCAATAATTAAGTTAGAGAAACAAGAATCTTTATCAGAAGCATCTTTTTGCGGATTGGTATTTGACCTTGATGATCAAGCTGTTATTGCAGACCCACTTAAGCACATGGCTAAAGTCGGATGGTATCAAAAGAGACACGTCAATTGTAAGACACTTGATGGAGTGGCTCTTTTAAGAGCGCGGGGATATTCTTTTGTTTATCAGTATCCTGGTTGTCCAGTTCTTGAGGAATTGGGTCGCTGGTTGCTGAGAAATACAGAACATATCACCAAAGACAGAGTACTTAATATGGTAGACAGAGAAGCAATTTATGAGCGGGAGTTGCTACTCAATTCCATAAATAACTATGATCCTTTTGGATCTAAAGCCGTCACAGATAATACGAGGGACCTAATGCATAGGTACTTTGGAGTGTCTGCTCAACAACAAATTATCTTGGAGAACTGGTTTAAGGAGAATGACCTGGAACCTATAAAGGTAGCTTCACCTAGTGGTGACCTCGATCTTCCATGGAACGAGGCTTGGATCGCGAATGATGCTCAGTATGTTACTCAGCATCGCGATTTTGGAGCTATTTGGGGTTCTGGTGACATCCAGAAACAGTGCGAATTCGAGTTATCCAGCTACGAATCGAAACTTCGAGAATCTGGTCATTCAGAGGGTAAGATTCACCGAATAGGTGAAATCTTGCGAAATACCTTCTGAGTCCAGAGCAATCTGTAAATATGTATAGTGTAAATAGTTGAGCAAAAACTACAAGTTGAGCCAAGAATAGGAGCGAAATATTCAACTCAAAGTGTTCGTTATAGAAGACGTCTGGTCGCGTCACGCTGCTTTTACTGCCAATCCCTGAGAAGATTGGTTAGAGGACGAACAGGCCCACCATCGTGCAAGCGCAC